CCCACACAAGCACCAATTCGGGAACGGGCGGAAACTAAAAATGCAACAAACAAAAATTAAATAAGTTATTAAATAAAAACAATATGAAGAATACCACACTATTAGAAAAAATCAAAGCGTTACTTTCTCAGGAAGTAAAATTAGAACAAATGATGATGGCTGACGGAGTTACTAAAATCGAAGCCGATTCTTTTGAAACAGGAAAAGAAGTTTTCGTTGTAACTGAAGACGAACAAAAGATAGCCGTTCCGGTTGGAGAATACGAATTAGAAGACGGACGCATTTTGGTTATCGTTGAAGAAGGAATCATCTCGGAAGTTAAAGAGGTAAAAGAAGAAGAAGAAATGCCTGAAGCACCTGCCGAAGAAGTACCTACTGAAGCTAAAGCGCCCGAAATGAGCGAACCCGTATCTACTCCTAAGAAAACTATTGAATCAATTGTTAAAGAAACATTCTTTAGTGAAATGGAAAAACTTAAAGAAGAAAATGAATTGTTAAAAGCAGAATTGGCTAAACTATCCAAAGTTGACGAAGTCGCAGAAGAAAAGACCGAACTTAGTGAAGAACCTACCCCAATTGCATTTAACCCTGAAAACGAAGCTAAAACCGAGTTCACTAAAATCGGTAAAAAAGCACCACGCGGGATAATGGATTCCGTACTAAACAAAATTTACAAATAATTAAAAACAAGAAAAAATGCCAAATCCAAACATTACAACAACTTACGCTGGTCAGTGGGCAGGTAAGTATGTTTCAGCCGCTTTATTAAGCGCACCAACTATCGAAGGTGGCGGAGTTACCGTTATGCCTAACGTAAAATTCAAAAGCGTTATCCAACGTTTAGAGACAACTAACTTTTTGCAAGATGCAACGTGCGACTTTAACCCTGCGGGACAAGTTAACTTAACCGAGCGTGTTCTTGAAGTTAAAGACCTACAAGTGAATATGACACTTTGTAAAAAAGAGTTCCATTCAACTTGGCAATCAATTGAAATGGGTTATTCTTCTTTCGATACTTTACCAAAATCTTTTGCTGATTACCTAATAGCTTACGCTGCTGAAAAAGTTGCTGCCGCTAACGAGGTATCTATTTGGCAAGGTTCTGCATCAACTTCAGGACAATTTGACGGATTGTATGTAACTGCTTTGGCTGACCCTAACTTACCTGCTGCTCAATTAGTACCTTCAGTTGCTATTACTGCGGCTAACGTTATCGGCGAGTTACAAGCGGTTTACGATGCTATCCCTGCTTCTCTTTACGGAAAACCTGATTTAAAAATCTACGTTTCTCAAAACGTTGCTAAGGCTTACGTTGCTGCATTGGGTGGTTTTGCAGTTGCTGCTACTTCTAATTCGGGTGTTAACGCACAAGGTACAATGTGGTACAACAACGGAGCGTTGACTTTCAACGGATTGCCTATCTTTATGGCTAACGGGTTGCCAGTTGATAGTATGTTAGCTACAACTACTTCTAACCTTTACTTCGGTTGTTCTTTATTGAGCGACACGCAAGAAGTACGAGTAATTGATACTTCTGCTACATTAGGAGATGACAACGTACGTGTAATTATGCGATACGCTGCTGGTGCGCAGTACGGAGTTATTGAAGACATCGTAGTTTACGGATAATCAACCTAACCAAAATATAACGGGGTGGTGGATAAAACTGCCACCCTTTTTTTGTAAAACATTAAAAACATAAAATAAAATGAGCTGCGATATTTCACACGGAAGACAAGAACCTTGTAAAGACGTAGTGGGTGGGTTAAGAAACATCTACTTTATTAACTACGGGGATTTTGACGGAACAACAGACGTTACTTACGATACTGCGGTAGGTTACGAAGACGTAATTACTGCGATTGGCGGTAACATCAACAACATTTATAAATATGAATTGAAAGGAACTAACTCGTTTGAAACAACTATCACTTCTTCTCGTGAGAATGGTACAACTTTCTTTGAGCAAGTTTTGTCTATTCAATTAAAGAAACAAGACCAAATTACACACAAGCAAATTAAGTTACTTTCTTACGGAAGACCTAACGTAGTTGTAGAAACTAACAACGGAGATTTCTTTATTGCGGGATTGGTTCGCGGTATGGATGTAACTGCGGGAACTATTTCAAATGGTACTGCGCTTGGTGATATGACAGGATATTCTTTGACTTTGACTGGTCAAGAGGCAGTTCCTGCGAACTGGTTAGATTGCAACACCGAAGCACAATTAGTTACTTTGTTAGGTTCTCCTACGGTAGTTAATTCATAAGAACTTTGTTTCATAAGGAAACAACGGGGGTGTCAAC